TTAGAAACGGTTCTATCTGTCGGAGACGCGGTAGGGCCTACCCAGGGCAGACCTTCCGGGTTAATTCTTCCGGCTAGTTCGTAGATAGCTCCGGCCGCCGATTTATTACGCAGTTCGTACAGGGAACGAAACCCGTACTTATTAGCGCGACTAAAACCCGTATCGTAAGAGATTCCGGACTTAACTTCTCCGGCCTGATATAGCGGGAAGGTACGAGTCGCGAAAGCGGAGGTCTGCGCGGTTATTTTTCTTCCGGCCGTATCGACCTGCCAGCCGTGAAGATTCGCAGGAAGAGACGAAGGAGCGAATCCTCGCGCCTCTTTAACCATAAATTTTAGGCGGTCGCGCGCGTCCTTATCTACTTCTTTTTTCAAATCCGGAGCGAACTTAGCTAAAGCGCGACGGGTTTCTCTAAGGCCTTCGACTTTTACGGGCACGCTTCATTCCTTCCGCTCTGTCTTTTAATACCTGTAGAACTGCCTGGAACATTCGCGAATCCATTTCTAAGACCTGCGCCGGAGAAAGTCTAAGCTCCACCGCTAGTGAGGCCACTAGATAGGTGAAACTTTCCCGGTCTATCCTTTTGGGTCTTCGTCGTCTATTACCTCGACTGCCTCTAAATCGCGAAGAAATTCATCTCCGAATAACGGAATCGTTATCCCTGCGCGACGAAGGCATTCCCAGGCGAGCCAATAGATGTCTCCCTGCCGTTCTTGGTCTCTGAATTGCTTATGAATTCCGCATTTGAACTGTAGTTCGAAAGCGTATTCAATCGCTGGTGTGATCTTGTGAATCGTAGCCTCCCCGGAGGCCCTAGTTATTTTGAGGCTTGCCATTTTTTTTCCTTAGAACGCGACGGAAGAAGATACGGTTACTGCGGTATTAACTGTAAAGCTAAGGCTAGAAGTCGCTTCGTCTGCGACTCCGCCGTTACCTACTGGCGTTAAATTATTTACCAAGATAGAGAACTGATAAGAAGGATTGTCTGCTCCTACTGCGGTTCCCTTCTTAGTAATCATAGAGACGGCTAAAGTAGTGCCGAAAGCCGCGTTAAGAGTTTGCATAGTCTGAGACGCCGCCCAGTCGTTTAGAAAATCTATAGAAAGCGTAGCGGCCTGCAATCCCGCAGCAAATTTATGCGCGGAATCACCCATCGCTGTGACTTCAAGTTCGTCAACGATTTGTGTTAAAGTTACGCCCGTGACATAACTAGAGATGTCGATAGACGGAACGGTAGGCGCGGCCGCCGTGGCAAGCTTTACCCCCACATTATTATTTAAATAAATTGCCATTACTTTTCCTCTTTTTCGATAGTAGCCGGTTCCGGTTTTTTAGCGTTAGGGGTTTCGCTGACCTGACCGGTCTTGATTAGCCACGCTAAATCTTCTTCTTTTGTGCTCATTTTAGCTCCAGGTTGTTAGAACGGTTATTTGTAAATCGCTCGTTAGTAAGGCACCCGATTCGGCGTTTAAAACCGAGGGAGCGGATACGGAACCAACATTAAAGACCAGCGAAGAATTCGCTAGTTTATTAAAGACCGCGACGATAGTATCTTCAATCCCGGCTAAGTTGCCCTGATTGTCGTACATGGGAACGGTCATAATTATTTTAAAATTCGCCTGAGGGTTAATCGAATTCTGAGAGTTATTAGACGGCGTAAGATATGGGTCTCCAGGCGCGACAATTACAGAGTTGGCAAGTATTGTCGCCGGCGGATAACTAAAGGTACTCCAGACTCCAGCGTTAGCTAGAGCGGTCGCGATAGTCGAGCGAAGAGTAGTTAGCGCGGTAGGCATTATCCCACCATCGAATTCGGGGAGCCATAAGGCGCAAGCAATCCGCGCACTTTGCCGATTAAATTATTACCCATGCGATAAGGGTTCGGGGTAAATCCGTCGACCGATACTCCGCCGGTCTGCGAAACCTGTCGAGCCTGCCAGATGTCAACGGCCAACATCATCGCGGCCTCGCGAACGGCTGGCGTATTTGCATAAGTCTCAGTTTTATGTTCCGGGCCTGTCATAGCTCCGTAAGGAAGAATTAAATGCTGAGCTTCGTCCGCCGCAGTTATAGAAAACTGTAAAAAGGAATAACCGCGAGGATAGTTATAAGGAAAAGCCATAAATAAATTATTAGAAGTAACCGTATAAGGCCCGGTTCCTGTAATAGTTCGCGTTCCGTTATACGGCGAACCGCAACCTGTAATTGCGACTGACTGCCCTAGAACGAAGATTCCCGGAGAAGCTACTACTAGCGTGGCGACATTAGAAGTGATCCCGCTAGAAACTACCGGAGCGCGGTTATACCAAAGATAAGAGTCAACTAAATCCTGAGCAGTCTGGCAGACTTCTTCAACGGTCGCCGATGAATAAAGCGTCCCGATTCCAAGGTTTGACCTTAGTTCGGCTTCGGTTACGAAGGTCGCTGCCATTATTTTTCCTAACTCTAAAGGCTTACAGGGCCAGGGCCTCCTAGCCCTGTAAGCGGCTTAGTTACGCGATATTGAAGCGACGGATACCGGCTGCAATATTGCCCATTGTGGCCATATAGCCATAAATAGCAACTTGAACTTGAAGGTTTGAAACAACATTCACGCTCATGTAAGCGGTAGGAGATTCGAAGACTGTAAAGGCTTCTGGAGCGATAATAAACGCGGAGTTATCAATCGTCGTGCTAACTGCGTTCTTATCTACATAAAGGTCAAGTCCAAGGACATTTCCCTTAATAGAGCTAACGGAAGAAGTTCCCGCCGCGTTCATCGGTTGGTTGGCCGTAAAAATTGGTCGGCCCGTGGTGTCTGTGCTTCCGAGAAGTAGGCTCCACTGTGATGAACCGCAGAGATAGTTCTTAGCGAAGAAAGATGAACCGCTATAGCAGAGAGGAGACTCCGTAGAAATAAAGTCAATAATTCCTGCGGCGTTAGCAGTTACATTCGTAGTTCCGGCAGTTCCAAAAGAAGTTAGAGCCGTAATCACTGCGGCGTCTGTGACCTTTAGGTATGCCAATTCAAGTTGGCGTGTAATTGCGTCAAAGAATCCTGGGTCTGAGCGTTCTAGCAATTCCACACTTAGTGTTTGCATTCCACTGTATTTGGAAACTGTAGCCGATAGATATTCGGAAACGGCGTCGGTATTCTGAACCGCTCCGCCTTCCGCCTCAACTGTTGCTACAGGGTAAGTAGTGAATTTTGGACGGTTAATTGTCATTCCTGAGGCCGGAAGTGCTTGCTTATCTACGGCGTCAACTGCTGGACGACCGAAGTTAGAAGTTGTAACAATATCGCGAAGATATTGAGTAGGAGTAAAACCTAGACCGGCAGAAGAAAAATCATCTGCGGCAGTAATCCACAACTTAGATTCGTCGTTGCCCTGCGCGGCGAGAATTTTGTGTTGCAGGTAACGGCCTGAGCTAGTAATTCCGTGGCGCACTCTCTGACTATCGAGAGCGTTGTAAGGAACTGCGGTCGTAGGGCGTGCGGCGTCCACGACTGGAGCCTCTGCCGCAGTTTCTGGGGCTGTATTTTCTGGGGCTGTCGTCATGACATCCTCACTTTCTGTTTCGGTGGTTGTTACGGTGGTTGTTATAGTCGTCGTACTGGTTGAGCTTCCTGCCTCTACTGTTTCGCTTTCGCTAGCAGCAACTTTAGTGACTGTTGCGTTTTCGAAGGCCGGAGATTCCACTAAGGAAACTTCGACCAATTTAGCGGCAGTAACTAAAAGATAGTTATCTTTAGGAATAGAAGCGATTACTTCTACACCAACAGAAAGACCGGAAACTAAATCTTCCGCCGCTAGCGTGAGATAATCGGTTCCCTTACTGCTATTAGAAATTTTAAAAGTACCGAAAACATAATTCCCGTCCGCGCTGAAAGACTGCGCGCGACCGATAGGATTATTAGGTTCGTGTTGCGCTAATAATTTAATTCGGTTAGCCGCAGGAATCGCGATAGAACCTTTTTCGAATACGACAGGGCCTACAGAAGTTTGGCCAGTAGCTCCATATTCCATAATTTTTCCGGAGATAATCCGGCGTTCGCTATCCGCCGCTTCTATCGCCGCGCTAAATGTAAGTTTCAACTCTGGTCTCCATTCGGTGATAGGTCTTCCATTTCCATCGCTTGGTCTAAAGTAATTAAACCGAGCGAAAGCATTTTTTCTATAGTATTTAAACGAGTAGTAGCGTCGACCCGAAGGAAAGTTTCATCTACGGCAAAACGGACAGAATTTCCGGCTGCGGTTATATCGTTCATAGAAAGTCGGTCTTCAATCGCGCAGACATAAGGCGCGAGTGTATATGCGAAAAATTCTTTTCGTGCGTCTAAGATATTTTGGTAAGTCATAGATTTATTGGCGTCACTGCTAGCCATGTACGCAGGAACATTCATTAAGCGGCAAATCTGTGTTGATAAAGTTTGAATTGCGTCGTCGTACATCATGTCTTTAGGAGAAAACGAAGTAACGGCATAATCTAAAGTTGAAGTTAAGTAAGCCGTGCTTCTATTCTGTCGCGCAGATTTCCAGGAAGCTAATAAGCCCTGAACCTGAGCTTCGGGTAAATCCGCACCATTATTTTTTATATATCCGGAAGGGATAGGAGTGGCCGCCGCTACGGAGGCCGCGCGTTCTAAATCTAAAGCCGCGCGAATAGTTCTCGCTCCGGTAGTAAGCACCGCTGGGTTGAGGCTCTGGAATGTAATCAAACTTCCTACGCCTGACATCGGACGCCGTTCATTATTAACC